GCAACTTTAGGCCCGGAATCTCGTCAAAAAGTCCGACCGTCTTTTTCAGTTTTGGGGTAGGGGGGAGTAGTTTGGAAATCACGAACAAACGCGACATCCGCCTCGTTGGTCGTGCGATTCGCGAAGGGTGGCCGGTAACTGAAGAAGTCAAAGCAAAAGTCATCGCGGCGTTGGTGGGGATCGTAGACAGCCGCGATCCTGATTTGATGCTCGAAGCAATTGACCGGCTACAGAAAGCAGACAAGCTGAACGTGGACCGCGAATCACTCCAGCAAAAGCAAGCGAAGGACGATGAAGATAGACGGCTCCAACTTCTTGAACTCGCTCAGCGTATCCCAGTTGGAGAGCTTGCTAAGCTCGCATCCGAAAACGGCATCATTGATTCCGACAGTCAATCCTAGCGATGAGAGAGTAGCGGACCAAAAACGCAAGGCAGCAAAACGAGCCGCAGAGCGTGACCTAAAGATTCCGCTACCAAGGGACATCGAGCGACGTATCAAAGCCGAGTCCGATCCTGAGCTATGGCTTCGGACCTACTTCCCGGCAGACTTCTACGAGGCATTCACGCAAGATCGCCGAGCAATGCTTCAGTCGATCATTGCGGCGGCTAAGTATGGCGGTGACCAAGCAATCGCAGCACCTCGGGGCGAGGGCAAGACATCACTCGCGATGCACGGGGCTCTTTATCTAATGGTCGTAGGCTTGTGCGACTTTCCAGTGGTGATCGGCAAGAGCCAAGGGAAAGCACAAGTCGAACTGAAGGCGATCAAAGAGAAGCTCCAGCAATCGGAGCAGTTCATCGCGGACTACCCGGAGATCGGCGTTCCGTTTCAGGCAGTAGGTGGATGGTCGAGCCGTGCGAGGATGCAAACGGTGGGAGGCACGCTGACCAATATCGAGATGGCTGCGGACCATCTAGCGTTCCCGACTATTACTCGCGAACAGTTACCGGCATCATGGCCGGATGAGGTGGAGCCGGCTAGCAAAGGTCAGGTGATCTATTCGCTCGGGATCGATGGACCGATTCGAGGAACAAAGTTCAGGGGCAAACGTCCAACGTTGACGTTGATCGATGACATTGAGGACAGAGAGGCAGCGGCATCGGAAACACTGATTGGGAAGAACGAGGAGATCATCGAGCAGGACATTGCGGGGCTTGGCTCGGGTGCTGAGAGGGTGTCGCGGGTGATGCTTTGCACGATCCAAAATCGCAAGTGCATCGCATACCAGTACACGGACGCAAAGGGCAAGCCGTCGTGGAGAGGGAAGCGGTATCGAAAGATGATACTACCGCCAAGCCGGATGGACTTGGTTGAGCAATATATCGACCTACGTAGAGAGAGGGCCGACGATGATCCGGACGCTCGCGTGGCTTATGCTTTTTGGCGAGACAATCAAAGGGAGATCGAGGAAGGGTGCGAGATCAGCAACCCTCAAAGCTACAGCAAGAAGCTATACCAGGACGGTGAACCATTGGAGTTGTCCGCGATCCAAGCGTACTACAACCGCGTCGCGGACTGGGGTGCGAAGGCCGTGGCAACCGAGATCGACAACGATCCACCGGAGGAGGACGGACCGCAGGGAGCGGGATTGAGCTGGGACATTGTGGCCAGTCGAATCTCGGGACTCGCGAGACGGCAGTTGCCGGCGAACGCGATGGCGTTGACGGCTGCGATTGACTTGGGGAAATACGCTTGCCACTGGGTCGTGACGGCATGGTGGAGAGGTGCCGGCGGCGTGGTTGTGGATTACGGGGTGGCGGAAGTCACGAACACAGATCGCAGCATTGACAATGAGGCGAGCGAACCGCACATCTACAGAGCTCTCTTAGATTGGCGGGACTACTTGCTACAGCAAGAGTACGTGGACGCGACCGGCGAGCGGCGTTCAATCGACATGGTTTTGGTAGACTCTGGGACATTCACCAACTCGGCGTACCAGTTCGTTCGGCAGGTGGGCGGCGTGTTCGGTGTGTCGAAGGGGATCGGTAACTACAGGCCAAAGCAACCGAGCAAGACATGCAAGCCAGGGATGCACATGCACGCAGCGTATCAGGCGACGCCGGCGGTGTGGCTGTACGAACTCGACACGGACTACTGGAAAACGTGGGTCCATGAACGCTACCTGACGCCGACGTTTGACGAAAACAACATGCTGCGGCGTGGGAGCTTGTCGCTGTACGAGCCGGACGGGAACCGGAAACATCAGAGCTACGCACAGCACATCGTTGCTGAGGAGCTTGTGAGCGAGTTCAAAGAGGGCAAGGGCACGCGGGTGTTCTGGGATCGTCGGAACCCGAATAACCACTGGCTCGATGCAACATACATGGCGGCAGCGTGTACAGAGTGCTTGGGAATCAGTCTAATAGACGTACGCGGAGAGACGGCACCGGAAGTGAAGCCAGTGCCGAAGGGTCAGCAGTCAGCAAAGCCGAAACAGCACGGCAACCGATTCAGGACGAGGAGCGGCGGATGGGTCAAGGGATTAAGGAGATAAACCGCATGGCAAAGCGACGACAGAGACCGGCGGCAAAGGAGCAGGAAGCACCGAAGCCGAGACAGACCGAGTTCGTGGCTCCAGGGTGCCCGGCCTGCGAGTCGATTCGTGAACCTGGGTCGAACTACTCTCGGGTGTACAATACGACGCGGACGACGCAAGCTGTGTATCGATATTGTCGGTGCGGCTACTGCGGGCACACATTCAAGGTCGTTGCTACAGCGTAGCAAGTAAACTATGGCAATCGGTGTGCTTGTTGCCATGCTTGACGTATGGCAAGCACACAATCGCTATTGAATCAGATCGACGCGGCGATCGAAGCTCTCTTGAGTGGACAGCATTCGTCGTATTCGATTGGTTCGAGGTCAGTTACTCGGCTAGACCTCAATTCTCTCTTTGACCAACGCGACCGGCTCAGACGGCAACTAGACCGTGAGCAGAACGGAGCGTTCCGACTCGCCAAGATGCAGAGGCCGCGTTGATGCTGGCTCGCGTCTTAGACTCGATCGTGGCAGCGGTCAACCCGAAGCGAGGACTCCAGAGGCAACAAGCTCGGAGACTGCTACGTGCGTACGCTGGGGCTGAAGCGAACCGGCTAACGAACTACGCAAAGCCTAGGAACCTTGCAGCGGACACCGAGCTAGGCGGTCCGTTCGGTGCCGATGCGATGCGGGCATGGGCTCGGAAGCTCGTTCGCGACAACGCATACGCTTGGGGTGTAGTCGATACCATTGTTTCGTCGGTGGTTGGCTGCGGCATCACAGCTCAGAGCATGTTCGAGACGCCGGAAGGCGAAGACATCGAAGACGTTAATTGGATGCGTGATGAGACTTGGCAGGCATGGTGCGAAGTCGCGGACATCAACGGCCAATATACGTTCGAGGAAATGCAGCGGATCGCACAAAGGGAGATCGTCGAAGCCGGCGAGGTGCTGATTCACTTGGTAACGACTCCGAGCAATGAATACAGAGGTGTATCCCGTCCCGTCCCATTCGCCTTAGAGTTGATCGAAGCTGACCGATTAGCCGGCGATAAGGACACGTACGCGATCGCCAGGGAAGGCGATTTGCGTATTGTTCGCGGTGTGGAGCTTGACGAGCTTGGGAAGCCGGTTGCGTATTACATCTATCAGGACCATCCAAACGCACCGTATGCGTGGAACCGAACGCCGGTAAGGATTGAGGCCAGGAACGTCATACACCTCTTTAGGCGTGACCGTATCGGTCAGAGCCGTGGGGTGTCGTGGTTCGCACCGGTGATGAGCTGGATGCGTGACCTGGGCGTTTACGTCGATAACGAGATTCAGGCGTCAGCGGTCGCGAGTTGCTTTGGTGTAGCGATCAAGACCGAGGGGCCGATTGGTGGTTTGCTTCCACCGAGTGGCGAGGACAGCGTAGATAGTGCTGGCAACTCGTTTGACTACCTAGAGCCGGCAATGGTGGTTCGGCTGAATCCAGGTGAGTCGGTCGAGTCGATCAATCCAGGCAGGCCGAACAGTGCGAGCGAACCTTGGATTGCGTTGATGCTCAGGGGGATCGCGGTCGGTACAGGGCTGAGCTACGAGGTCGTAGCACGGGACTACTCAAAGACAAACTACAGTTCGAGCCGTACGAGCCAGCTAGAGGACCGGCGTCGGTTCCGTTGCTGGCAACAGTACCTACTGAATCATATGTGCCAACCGATCTGGGATCGGTTCTGTGAGGCGGCAGCGTTGGCCGGACGCGAGGAGTTCCCAACGATGGCGGAGTTACTTGAGAATCGACGCAAATACGCGGCGGTCGAGTGGCAGACGCAGGAATGGGAGTGGGTCGATCCGCAAGCCGAGCAGGCAGCAAGCCAAGCGTCTATCGATGCGTTGCAAAGCACCTACCAAGTCGAGCTTGGGAACCGTGGACGCAACTGGCGGCAAGTGTTCTATCAGAGAGCCAAAGAGGAACAGCTCAAACGACAGCTCGGGCTCTCGACGATCGATGAGAAGCAGATCGACGCACAGGCAGCAAGCCAGGGCGGGAGTGCTGAGCCGGTCGAGAATGCACAGCCAAGCGGCGAGATGATGGGGCTTTCGACTTTGCAGTTTCGGCGGAACCGCAAGGCGATTGATGAGACGCTCGATCAACTGGCGGCTGGTGACATCAGCGAGACAAAGGCGAGAGTGTTTTTGGCTTCGATCGGTATGGCACAGCAATCGATCGACATGCTTGTCGAGGATGCTCTCGACGGTGTGAGGGATGAGGTGTTGCCGGATGGTGGCTAAGTACGACCACATCGATTTTAAGCCGCCGAAGGGCGTTCGCGAAGAAGCCGCCAAAGGGCTGGAATGGCGTCGTGAGCATGGCCGTGGTGGGACCGAGGTCGGTGTTGCAAGGGCT